AGCGTGCCGGCGAGCGTGATGGTGCCCGCGCCGGTGACCGGACCGCCCGAGGTCGTGAGCCCCGTCGTGCCGCCGCTGACATCGACGCTGGTGACCGTGCCCGAGCCGCCGCCCGTCGCCGACAGGGTGCCGCCGGACAGGCTCAGGCCGCTGCCGACCGAAATCTGCTCGACGGCGCCGGCCGAGGCGGTCGTGCGGCCGAGGAGCCGCGCGGTCGACATCGTGAAACCCGACGAGCTGATGGCGCCGGACACCGAGACCGCGATGGAGGCGTCGCCGTTGGTGACCGTGACGCCGCCCGATCCGCTGATGGTGGCGTCCTTCCAGAGGCCCGCCGTCGCGTCGTAGGTCAGGACAGCGCCGGCGGCGGGGCTGGTGATGGCGACGTCGTGCAGCTCGTCGAGCTCATACCCGTTCTGGACGCGGATGTAGAGGCGGCCGTTCCCGGCGTTGGCGCGCTCGACCAGGCCGACATAGACCATGTGGTTAGGGGCCACCGGCTTGGTCGCGGTCACGCTGCCAGCGGAGGCGCCGAGGTAGAGCGTGTCGCCGGCGGTGAAGGCGCCGAGGTTCAGCCCCTCAAGCACGCCCACGCAGCGTACAAGGCCATTAGCGCCCGCGGCGATGCTTTCCGCGACCACGCCGAAGGTCTTCGCGCTCGTGGCGTCTGAGGTGTTCAGAGCGCGTTTCACGCTGGCCTTGTCGCCGGACGCGCCGAAGAGGTAGACGACCTCGCCCTTGTTGAGCGTCGTCGCCTCGGCGTTGTGCACGAGGGCGTCGAGCGTCTGGCCGACATAGGCCTCGACGTTGCCGCCGACCTCGCCGAGCAGCGCCGTGCCCTGCGCGCTGTCCCAGCGGAGGCGGCCTACCGCAGCCGTCGTCGTCGCGCCGGTGTCGAGGGTGATGAAGTCGGGCGAGGCGATGCCGCCCGTGATGCCCGTGAGCGCCGTGATGTCAGCGTTGCTGCCCGAGGCCGCCGCGGTCAGGTTCGCCCGGGCGGTGGCCGCATCGGTGGCACCCGTACCGCCAGAGGCGACCGCGAGGGTGCCGCCCAGCGTCAGCGTGCCGCTGTCGGTGATCGGGCCGCCGGTCAGGGTCAGCCCGGTCGTGCCACCTGAGCCGCTGACCGAGGTCACCGTGCCGGTGCCGCCACCCGTAGGCGCAGGGCCGGGCGCGCGGACGATGACCGTGGTCTCGGTCGCCTCGACGACGACCGTCTGCAGCTGCTCCTCGACCAGAACCGTCGTCATCGGGTCACCTCGGGATCGACCACGAAGCAGCCCTGGATGAGGCGCGTCACGACCGAGCCCGTCACGAGCTCGAGGTCGTAGACGTGCTCGCCCGCCTCAAGGGCAGCGGTCTGGGTCGCGGTGGCGAGCAGCGTGACCGTGCCGGCCGCGCCGCCCAGGGTGATGCCGCCGTTCTCGGTGGTGAGCGAGAGCAGGACCGTCGCCGACTCGTGGTCGGTGCGCACCTGCATCCGCGCGGTGTACCCGGTCAGGTTGACGGCGACGCCGTCGGAGCCCTGGTAGCTGATGACGCGCTGGAAGGTCGCGCCCTGCTCACAGCTGAAGTTGTGCACGCCAGCCATCAGACGGCCTCCTGCGCCGGGGGTGCCGCCGGCGGTGCCGCAGAGGCGGTGCCGCCCGGCAGCGAGATGCCGAACTCGGCGAGCATTTCATCCTCGGCCTGACGCTCGCGCAAGACATCCTCAATGTCGAGGCCGCGCTCGGCGAGCGCCTGCGTGCGCGTCATCAGACCGTTGTTGATAGCGGTGATCTGCGCCTCGGCCTCGTTGCGCGGGTCGACCCACTGCCAGCCGCGCGGCACCCACATGGTCGAGGCAAACTTCTCGTACTTCGCCGGCGGCAGGTTCACCACACCGGCATCGAGGGTCTGACGCAGCCACCGCGCATACACCGGCGCGCAGAAGTGCTCGATGGTCCAGTGCTGCACGGTGCGCCAGTAGTCGCGCTCCTCGAGGAGGCCCTGCCGGATGCTCGAGTAGGACACCGCCTCGAGGTCGTTGGCGAGCGAGGTGTAGGACACGCCGAGGCCGGAGGCGATGCCGCGCAGCATGGCCTTCTCGAAGTCCCGGAACGCCGTGGACGGGTGCTGCGGGTCGAAGGGCTTGAAATCGACGCCGGCGGGGAGCTGCTCGAAGCTGCCCGGCGCGATGTCCATCTGGATGCGGCCGTCGGCGCCCTCGCCGTCGCCCTGGTAGTCGTCGCCCGCGGCGCTCGTGAAGAAGCCCATCTTGGACGCCGAGATGCGCGCCGCGACGAGCTCCGACTCCTCGTAGCCACCCAGCATCTTGAGCCGGGTCATCGAGGTCGCCATCCACGACACGCCGCGCGTCTGCCCGATGCGATCGCGCCGGAAGCCGTGGATGATGCGGTCGGCCGGGATGCGCTCCTCGCGGACAGGCGCGGCGGCGCCGAGCTGGTAGTCGTCGGGGTGCCGCGTCTTGACGTAGTACGCGACCGGGCGGCCCTCGCGCGTCACCTCGACGCCCATGCGGATCAGGTTGCCGTTGGCGAGGACGTCGTTCTTGTCCTGGTCGATCAGGTCCGGGTCAAGGAACTGCAGCCGGAAGCGGTAGCGGTTCGCGTTGTCCTCGACCATGAGCACGAAGCACTCGCCATCACGCGCGACCGTCTCGATGAAGAGCCGCTGCGCATCAACCCACGACAGGCCGCCGTCGACCGTGCAGGTGCCGGCGCGGCCCCAGTCGGCGAAGGCGCGCTCGAGGAGCTGGTTCGCGCCCTGGTCGAGGCGGCCGTTGGGTTCGCGCGCGCGCACCTGCAGCTGGATGCCGCGCGGGCCGACGACGTTGGTGGCGATGAGGTCGAGATACCGCCGGGCGTAGTCGTTGTTTTGGCAGAGGTCGCGGCTGCGTGCGCGGATCTGCTTGAGCGCGTAACGCAGGTCGCTGTCCGCCGACTTCGGCAGCGTCAGCCAGTCGGAGTAGAGGCGGCCGGTGTTGGCGGCCTCGAAGGCCCGACGCGCCGGTTGGCGCTTCGGCTTGGCGCGGAAGAAGTCGAGGATGCTCACCGGGTGAACCTCACGCGGATCTGCTGATTGGTACCGAGGCCCTTGCGCAGCTTCTCGGCTTGGACTTCGCGGTTGATCTCCGCCTTCAGCCGGTCGCGCTCCTCGAGGAGGTCGGCGCGGTTCCAGCGGCTGAGGCTGCGCCCGGCGATCGAGTAGGACGCCGCGGACAGGTTGCTCGGGTCCTTGAGGTAGGCCTCGATGTTGTCGAGCATCACCTGCGCGGTGCTGCGCGGGTCGTCGGTCGAGGTGGCGCGGTTCGCCTTGACCTCGAAGCTGCCGTAGCCGATCTCCGCGCGCGCGCTGTCGCTGGTGCGCGTGATGAAGGCCGACCACTGGTAGCGGCCCGGCTCGTAGGTCGCCGTCACCGAGGAGTCGACCTCGACGACGTAGTAGCCGCTCGTCTCGACCGCCGTGATGGCGATGCGCTCTCCGGTGCCTTCGCGGCGCGCGACGTAGGAGAGCGAGTAGGTCGCGGTCGGGTAGTCGGTCGTCAGATCCGGCCGCCGCCAAGCCCAGCGGTCGCCCGCCTGCAGCAGCGTCGGCTCGGTCTGCGGATAGTTGGCCGTGTCGAAAACGTTAGCCATGTCAGCCCTCGGGTTTCGGCGGCTCAGGGGCGGGCGGCAGCTGCGCCTTCGCTTGCTCGCTGAGCTTCGCCCAGAGCGGATACGCGCCCTGCGACGTCGGCAGCGAGCCGAGCAAGTTGACGATGGCGACGCCCTCCTCGTCGGTGACGTCGAGGATCACGGTTTGTCCTTGCCGTTGGCGTTGGCCTTGCCGTTGGCCTTGCGCCAGCCCGGCTGCTTGTAGCGCGTCGGCGGGTTGCGCGCGGCCTCGAGGTTGGCAAGCGCCGCGGCCTCGGTCGCCGGGACATCGAGCTTGGCCTTCACCCAGCCGAGCACTTGCGCCTCGGTGAGTGCGTCGAAGTCGGCGAAGGCGCCCGGCGTCGGCGGGTCGAGCGACACGCCGCCGTAGGCGGTGCCAGTGTGCTCGCCGTCCGAGGCGTTGACGCGCCAGAAGGCCGTCACGACGACATCGACGAGGCCGCCGGTGTTGGAGACGCTGAGGGTGTCGATCTGCCAGATGGGGCTGCTCATGATGCGTCTCCTTTACGGCCCGGCATCGCGCCACGCGCCGCCGCTGTAGAAATACAGTTTGTTGTTGGTCGTGTTGAC